TATGAAGCTTAGATTACAGTTCACAATAAACGGACAGTACACAGGCAAATACACTGGCTCTATTGGCAACTCAAATGATTATAACAGCTATATGAAGAGGCTAGGTGATAGAGCACAACACATGTTTACCCAACACATTGTGCATGATTTTTACAGTTGGATAGTCCTAGATAAGCTAACATCGAATGGTAGGCGTTATCTTGATCCTAAAAACGGTCTTGATGCTTGGCAGATTAAAAACCCTAGAGTTCACCGCCTAACAGAATGAGAACCTAAGCACCCAAACAACTAGCCCTTTAAGTAGGGCTTTTTGCATTTTACATTAGTGTGTTTGTCAAATTGACTAAATAGTATTACAATGAACCACAAGCTAACCCATTGCTTTTAAAATGGGGCAAGAAAGTAATCCATTTTAAAGGTATTAAAGTGAAACAAGAAGATACGAAACAAGCTGCACAGGCATTATCTGTCGACGACTTTGTACAAGAAGCCATTGATCAAGATTCTAAGAAAGTAGAAACAGATAGCCAGCTAGCGGAATCAGCCACCGCAGACCAGACAGATACGCAAGAACTAGATTCAACCGAAGCTGAAAAGCCAAAAGAAGATGGTTTCCAAAAACGTATCGACAAAGTAACGGAAGATAAGTATAAGGAAAAGCGCCGGGCAGATGATTTGCAAACGCGCATTGACGCATTAGAAGCGGCTAGTTCAAAAGAACAATTGAAAAAGCCAACTTTAAATGATCCTGATATTGATTATGACGACGAAAAGTTTGAGAAAGCTAATCGAGATTATGAGATTGCACAGGGTGTGAGTCAATCGCTAGCAAAGCACAAGACAGATGCAGACGCGGTTAAACAGAAAGCGAAAAGTGACCAAGTAGTAAGTGAGTTTAACGAACGTGTAGTAGCGCTAGGCAAGTCAGATTTTGACGCCAAAGCAAACGCTATACCCAATTTACCCGCTGGAGTCGCAGACGCAATTATGCAATCAGAACTTGGCGCTGAAATGGTTTATCATTTAGGCTCTATTGAAAATGCAGAATTTGCTAATAACATCGCTAGTATGTCACCGCTTATGGCAATGTCAGAGATAGGCAAGCTTTCCGTAAAATTATCTTCTAAACCAGCAGTTAAACCAAGTGCAGCACCGGACCCTATCGAGGGTATTAGATCAGGCGGGGCATTAAATGCCAATATTGGCGATGAAATGTCAACAGCCGATTGGTTTAATAAGTTCGGTTAGGTAATGGTCAGAGGGTAAGAAAATGGCTAATAATTTCAAGAATACATCGCTTGTAACACGTATCATGCTAAAAGAGTTTATGAACGCGTTGCAGATGGGTGCAAAAGTAGATCGTCAACTAGACGGTCAGTTTCAAAAAGTGGGCGCTTCAATACAAGTTCGTCGCCCTATAATGTTCGTTGCAACGGATGGAGCGGTTATTGCTTCTAATCCCGACCTCGAAGAACGCGCAGCTACTGTTACGCTAGACCAACGTAAAAAAGTAAACTTTTCTATTAGTTCGCAAGATTTAACGTTGAGTGTAGAAGATTTTACAGAGCGATTTGTACAGCCAGCCGCAGCAGAACTAGCGCAACAGGTTGAAAGCTCGATAGCAGGCGTTTATAAAAACATTGGTAACTTTGTTGGTACTCCAGGCACAGCACCTTCTACATTTTTAGAAGTTGGTGCAGCCGCCAAGGTATTAACTAAGCTTGGTTGTCCAATGAATGTACGCTGGTCTGCATTTTATGATGAAGATGCCTCGCTTGCTTTGGCTGACGGCTTAAAAACTGTTTTTCCTACTGAAATTGCTAAGAAAGCAATTGAAGAAGCGGCTATAGGTCGTTACAGCAAGTTTATGTTGTATGAGAACCAATCGTTAGCAATTCATACAGTTGGCGTTGCTACTGGTACACCTCAAGTCGCAGGAGCAAGCCAAGGTGTAACTTACGCGGCAAGTGGTGACACATACAGCCAAACTATTGTTACTGATGGCTGGACTGGTTCACAAACAGGTATATTGCTGGCGGGTGATGTTATTACATTTGCCGCCTGTAATGCCGTTAACCGCAAGACGCGTCAAGACACAGGTGATTTGCAGACATTTACCGTTTTAGAAGATGCTAACTCAGCCGGTGGCGGTGTTGCAAATTTGATTATATCACCACCAATGATAGTTAGTGGACCATACCAAACAGTTACAGCGGCCCCAGCAGATAATGCTACGATTACTGTTAAAACTGGTGCTGGTGGTTCAAGTCATAAACAAAACTTGGCGTTTCACCCAAATGCAATCACACTAGCTATGGCCCCTCTTGATTTACCAGAAGATGGTGCAACAGCAAGCCGTGAAAGCTTTGGCAATATCTCGATTCGTGCGGTACGTCAATACGGCATAACGGACGATGAGACCGTATATCGTTTTGATATATTGTACGGTGTTAAGGCTCAAAACCCTGACTTTGCAGTAAGAACTACTTCTTAATTGTAAATCAATATTAATAAAAAGCCTGCTTTAAAATGTAGGCTTTTTTTTGTGCATAAAAAAGTGATATACTAAAAAAAACAAACAGGTGAATTTATGTCAAAAATATTTAGAACATGGGTGTATCATGCAACTCTAGCCCCTAAAATAATTACATCAGATGAACTACAAGACTATAAAAATATTGGTTGGTCAGATACACCGGCAACCTTTGCTAAAATAGTTGACTTTGGCGTTGATGAAACCGACCCTTCAGCAGTTCAAGTACTAGGCGAGGCTATATCAGGTGTGGCAGAGCGTTTGAATGGTGAATTAAACATAGGTAAGATGGACAAGCAACAGCTAGAAGATTATGCATTAAAGCATTTTAACGTTGACATTGACCGTAGGCGCGGTATAAGAGCGTTACGCTTGCAAGTTACTAAACTAATCGAGAATTAATCATGACTACTATGCGTGAAGTTGTACAAGATGCGTTCGAAGAGATTGGTGTTAAAACCGCAGAAGTTCCTTTAACGGCTGACGAGTTGCAATCAGGTATTAGACGATGCAATGATATGCTTACGCAATGGTCCGATATTGGCATTACACCGGGCTACAACGAAGTATTAAACGGTGACGACAGGTTGAACTTGGACCGCAACGCTATTGGCGCAGTAAAATATAAACTTGCTATCAGATTAGCACCCTCTTATCAAAAAATAGTTACGGCTGCATTGATTGACGCAGCCGAAGACGCATACAATACATTACTTGCATCGGTTACAGATTTAAGCAATGTCGCATACCCTGATACATTGCCGATGGGTTCAGGCAATAGATGCGCCGGTAATGATTTGGGTGAACGTTTCTTCCCGCACAATAAAACGAGCAACTTTTAATGCAAAGAATATCGCTACCTATTCCACTAGGTTTCTATCAGAGTGAAAGCTCCCCTGTATCATCACAACGGTGCATTGGCTTTATACCTGTAGTTCCAGAAGGTGAGGCGCTAAACAATCGCGTATTAATGCAACCAAGCGGTATCAGTGAGTATGCCTCAACTGGTTTTGGTCCTTGTCGCGGTGGTTGGGTAATGAATGAAATACCCTACTTTGTTTTGGGCGGCGAACTTGTATCAATTAACGCTTCACAAGTGGTTACAAATTTAGGAATAATTACAGGCACAAAGCGCGTAAGCATGGCTGACAATGGAAGTGAGCTAGTAATAGTTGTGCCAGGCGGTGACGCTTATGCATTTAACTTAGCGTCACAAGCATTAACTCAAATAACAGACCCTAGTTTTCAATTATCGGATTCAGTAACATTTTACCGTGGTTTTTTTGTGTTTACTGCATCAGACGGTAGGCAATTTTTTGTTTCAAACTTAAACTCGCCGCTAACATTTAACGCGTTAGATTTTGGTAGTGCTGAAGGAGACCCCGACAGAATAGTTACTCAGATTGTAGACCATGATGAGCTGTCGATTATTGGTAAAAAAACAACTGAGGTATTTAGGAATGTCGGCGGTGCTGATTTCCCACTGCAAATAATACCCGGTGCATTTACTCAAAAAGGCGCACACACTAAATACGGCGTTGTTAAATTTGATAATACATACATGTTTATTGGCGGCGGTGAGAACGAACTAACTTCTATTTGGCGTCAATCTTCTAGCTCATCAGCTACAAAAGTATCAACAAATGTTATTGACAACGCAATACAAAAGTTCACAGAGCTAGAAATAAGCAACGCTTTTACAATGACGTTTTCAAAAAAGGGCCAGTTCTTTGCTTTATTTACGTTTAACTCTACACGCATACCAAGCGTAACATTTGTTTACAATGGCACTGCATCGGCATTAGCCGGCTTTAGTGTATGGTCACAATTCCAAACAGGCGTTACAGACAATGCTTGGAGAGTTAATACAATCGTAAAGGCATATGGTTTACTACTTTGTGGTGACTCAATAGACGGACGCATAGGCAAGATAGACGATACTGTATACACAGAGTATGGCAATGTGGTGTTGAGACAAGCAGAACTTAAACCTTTGTCACAAAACGGCGTTAAAATATTTGCTGGTGAATTAGAAGTTGATTTTGAAGCCGGTACTGGTTTGACAACTGGACAAGGCTCTAACCCTATTGTACGAATGTCTTACTCAGATGACGGTGGGCGAACTTACTCTTCAGAGTTTAGCCGGTCAATTGGTAAAATTGGCGAATATGGTCACGAAACAGTATGGAATAGACAAGGGCGATTCCCTAATAGTCGAACAATTAGATTCACAGTGACGGACCCGGTTAAAGCAACGATGATCAGAATTGCAGCAACGCCCGAATTAGGATCCCAATAATGACTGATATAATCGTACCAAGACGAAGAGAAGATATATTTACAGAGCGCGGCGACATAACGCTACGATTTGCTAGGTGGATGGAAGCTGTAACTCTTGAAAACAACACGACTACATCAATAATAAATCAATCTCAATCAGGTTTGGTATTTAGCGCGCAATTGCAACAAATAATAAAACAATTAGACGGTTTACCAGAGTTTACAAGTGATACAACAGGATTTACCGCAGACTCAACTTTTATAACCGCTGACAAGGTAATAGCATAATGGCATTTCAACCAGTAATTATAGGCACAGCAGACGGTAAACTAGGCGACCCACTTTTTAATAGCTTTACTAAAATTAATGCGAACTTCACAGAATTATATGCTGTTGCAACTGTAACAAGACGCGTAATAGTTAATACCATTGCTGATTTACCGGCGGCTGTTGGCGGTGTAATAACGTTAGCGGCACAGACTTTATATGTACAAGCTGACGATGTTGCATTTTCGACTAATCGTTTAGTCTTTGGAGCCAATACCGTTTATTCTGGCATTGACTCGTTAGTTGTAACAGCAAGCTACACTGGTACATTGCCATTTTTTACATTTACAAATATTAGCGGTAGCACTAAAAACATAAAGGTTGTGCATCCAAATAGCCCACTATATTCTTTTACTGATTCAGGCGCTAATACATTAAGAATAAGTGATGTTGCATATGCTGGCGCATCCATCGGTACGTTTGGTGGTAATGGTTCAGGCGTAAGGTTTACCAACTTCTCAGGCTCAACAACTTCTAACGGTATGCTGTTTGCTGGCAACTGGAAAGCATTGTTACTTGAACCAGCATTAAGCAGTATTGCTGCGGGAACTTACCTTGATTTAGGTACAGCTACATTTGATTCAATTAGCGCAAGTGAAACAACTTTAGATTATCCAGCCGGTTCGTTTTTTATATCGGGAGAACCAAACTCAGGAAACATGAACGCGGGTGGTTTAGCAACAATATCTAATTCAAGATTGACAGGAAGCGGCACACCGCTTGAGCAAATAACGCCAGACGATAATCAGTTTGCATTTAGTCACAACGATTCCATTAGAGATAGCCGTTCAGACGGACTTTTGTATATTCAAGCCAATACAGTAGCTTCAACCATAGCTTCAGCAAACACGCCCGTTTTAGCCGCCGGTGTTTGGACTGTAGGCGCGCTAGGTCAGTTTTCTGGCACAGTAGGCGGTAGATTAACGTATAGCGGCGTGAAAGATGCTCGTTTACCTGTAACATTCTCAGTTAGTGTTGCACCAACATTAAGCACAGGTATTGCAATGTCTGCATATATTGCGATTAACGGCACTGTCGTTGCAGGTTCAAGACGACAAGGAACAGGTTCAGCAGGGTTGCCTACATCAATAACTTTACCTTGGCAACGTACATTTGCAAACGGTGATTATGTCGAAGTATTTGTGGAGAATAATACTAATGCAACTGATATACTTATGTCTAGCGGTATTGCGAGAGTGAACTAATGACAACATTACAGATTGCTAGTAATTTTTCAGTCGCAGCGGTTGACGTAGTGCAAATAGCATATAACGCGCCGGTGGGCAAAAATATGGTTATAGAGTCATTCACAGCCGCAAACAACTCTACAGTCAACGCAAGCTACAAAGCATACATTGTATCAGCTAATGGAATAATACAGCCCCAACGACCATTTAAAGTGGTAGTATGGGGCGAATCAGATTTAGGCATAGGTATTGTTAACCAAGTTATCCCCTCCGGCGGCTCGTTAAGGTTTGAGTCGTCGGCTTTAAACTCTATATTTTTCACGGTAACGGCAAGAGAAGTTAATACGTAATGATAAGGTTATGCAGCCAACAAGAAGCGATTGACATATTTAATCAACCTAAAAACATGCATAACATTGGCTTAATTACTAAGTCTATAACCTTTCAACCGTGGATTTGTTCACAAGGTAGTATGCGAATGGCGTTTGTTTTTTGGATGGTTGACTCAGATACTTGTGAAGCGCATATTGTTTGTAGTGAAGATGCGATAATTAAATCAAGAGAATTGGCAAAAGAGTTAATAGCATGGTTATTTTCGCATGGTGTAAATCGAGTTGTAACGAATTGCCCAAAAGGTAGAGCTTCAAACATGGCTAAAAAAATTGGTATGAAAAAGTATAAAACAGTAAATAATCAATATTATTATGAGGTGTTATCATGGGCATAGGCGCAGCAATAATAGGTGGCTCAGTTTTAAGCGGAATAGTAGGTAGTAAATCCGCATCCAAGGCATCAAGAGCGCAAGTACAAGGCCAAGACGCTAGCATTGCAGAGCAACGCCGCCAATTTAATATTACACAAGGTAACTTGCAACCGTTTCAACAGGCCGGTACACAGGCAATAGGTGAGCAGCAAAACCTTCTTGGATTGAATGGTAATGAAGCTCAAGCGCAATCCTTTTCTAACTTTAATGATTCACCAGGCCAACAGTTCTTAAGAGAGCGTGCACAAAGAAACCTGTTAAGAAATTCGGCGGCAATCGGCGGTTTAGGCGGGGGTAATGTTAGGTCTGAATTAGTTGAGCAAGGCGTAGGCTTTGCACAGCAAGACTTTAATAATCAATTTGGTAGATTAGGCCAATTAGCAGGCCAAGGCCAAAACGCTGCCACCTCAATAGGTCAGTTTGGACAAAATGCATCAGCTAATATAGGTAACTCAATGCAAGCGTCGGGTAATGCTAGAGCGTCGGGTATAATGGGCCGTAATCAAGCTTTCCAAAATACATTAAGCGGTGTAACAACTGGACTAGCTCAAGGCGGTATGTTTTCTACTCAGCCAGTAATGAGAGCAACACAAAACGTAGGATTTGCATAATGGCACAATTTACAGCAGATATAGCGGGAGCATTAAACCGTGGCTTACAATTCAGACAAGAAAACGAATTACGCCCGGCACAACTTGCATTAGCTAACCAGAACGTTGCAAACGCGGAGCAAGGTTTTAGGGCGGGTGAGCAAAACATGCAGTTTAACAGGACTCAAAATAGAGCCTTAAATCAGCAGATTGACCAGCGCACCGATGATCAAAAAAATCAATCTCTATACAGAGCAGCTATGAACATTGGCAATGCTACCGATGAGCAGATAATACCAATACTAGAAGCTCAGATAGCCAATGTAGAAGGTAATTTAGGCGGTGACGCTACAGAATCGAGAAGGGCGCTAGAGCTTGCAAAGGCTAGAGATTTTCAAGGTGTACGAACTATTGCAAAACAAGCAATTGACATAGGTATAGCGCAAGGTGATATAAAAAGCTCACAAGGCGGCACTTCAGGCACTAAGTTTTTTGCACCACAAACCGATCCTGATACTGGCCAGCAATTTGTTATTAGAGCAAACCCTAACACTGGCGATGCTGAAAGGGTTAATATTGAGGGTGCTATACAAAGAACTAGCACCGAGTCAAATCAATCAGAAGTTAACCAAGCTATAGCGTTAGAAACAGCAAAGGGCAAGGTTACTAGAGCCAGCGCAATGAAAAAAGAATTTGGTGATATGCGCAGACAAGCAGCCAGAGCAAGAATACCAATCATGCAAGCGCTTAAACTTGTGTCTTTAGCTGACCAAGGTTTAGCTGGGGCGGCAAAGTTGCAAATTGCCAGAATAATACCTGGAATAGATGTGGCGAACGAAGCCCAACTAGACGCTGCATTAAGCACACTGGCACTTGACCAACTGCAAAAGTTTTCAGGCCCAACAACAGACTTTGAATACGCTGTGACAGAATCGATTGCAGGTAGGTTAAGCGACCCAGCAACGGCTAACGATGCTAGGGTTAAATCATTAGATCGTGCTAACTGGTTTATAAATAGAGAAGCGGATCAGTTCGATAAGTTTATAGAGGGCGGCGGAAACCCTGATAAATTTAATTTTGACTTTAACGAAGAAGTTAAAACTAAAAAAGCTACATTATCACTGCGAAGCTTGCAAGACTCAGCAGTTGCGGCAAATGTAACCATAGAAGAAGCGCTTAAAAGGCTTAATGAATAATGCCAATTATAGATTTAGATACAGGTAAGGAAACAGGACAAGCACCCGAACAGTTAGCTACTGCTCAAGCACCAGTGCAACAACCTGTTACTACAAGCAATATTCTTGATCTTGACACCGGCAAGCCTATTGAACAACAACCAACGTTTCAAGGCGCACAAGAAAACCAAAGAGATATAAGCTTTTTTGACTCAATAGGCGAAACAATAACAGGCAATAGACGAAGAGAAATGAACCCTGATGTGCAAGGGTTGCCAGAGTTTGGAGCAACGCCTGAAGGTGACACGCCAGCAAATGCACTGGCTTTATTAAGTACTTTTGATAGTCAAGAATTAAAGGACATACTTACTAAAAATGTAAGCGGCATAAAGTTTGAAGATTTGCAAGACGGAACTGTTGTAATTGAAACACCAACAGAAGAGGGTGGAGTAAGGCGTTCTATACTTAATCGTGCTGGTATGTCACCCCAAGACGTTTCAACAGGTATTGCTCAAGCGCTTGCTTTTGTACCGGCTGCCAGATTGTCAAACTTAGGCAAAACGTTTTTACAAAAAGCTGGTCTAGGCGCTGTTGGTAGTGCCGCTACTGAATTGGGCAGACAAGGAGTAGTGCAAGGCTTAGGCAGTGAGCAAGGTTTGAGCGGTGGTGATGTAGCCATAACCGGCGCATTGGGCGCTGCCTCTGAAGTTGTTGCACCAGTTGCCAAAACTGTTTTAGGTCAAATTAAAGCTACACAAGCAGCCGATGAAGTTTTAGCAGCACAAAGAGGCCAAGAAGCGGTATCAAAAACAGGTATTGAGTTATTTTCCCCGCAAATGTCTTTGAATATGGCAGAGCTAGAAAAACAATCGTATTTTGCCTCACTTCCAGCTGGCACAACTATTGCGGCTCAAGCATTAAATAAACAAAATAAACAAGCCGGGGATGCTGTAACAAGTTTTATAAATGCTATTGCGCCACCAGAATCAATTACCAAGGCAGGCGGTAAGTTATTAAATGCAGCAGAGCGCGCGGTGGAGTCTAAGAAGCAGATAAGAAGAGAGGCAGCAAGCCCTTTATACAATCAAGCTTTTGAAGGTAGCAGAGGCGTTAATACAGACGATATTGCAGAAAGAATATTTAACGAGCTAGACGATTTACCCGAAGAAGGACAAATATCAAGATCACTTAAAAAGGTGCTTGGTTTTATCCGTGGTGTAGATGATGTAGACGGCAACCCTTCACTACCTTCTTTAAAGCGCTTACATAATGCTAAAATTGAAATAGATAATATGTTAGAGGCTCAAGGAGACAATGCATTAGGTAACACTACTAAAGGTCTTTTACGTAATTTGCAAACAGACTTACTTAACACAATGGATGCGCAAAGCCCATTATACAAAAGTGCAAGGGAAGAGTTTGCAAGGTTAAGCGGTCCAGTTGACGCGATGGTTGACGCTGTAAGGGTTACAAACTTACGAACTGATGATCTTAAAAATATAACGGCTAAATTATTTGATACTGCGGAGTCTAACCCAGCCGTTGTTTTAAATGCTAAAAAGGCAATACAAGAAGTAGACCCCGAAGCGTGGAACCTAGTAGTAAGAGCAGAGTTTCAAAAAAGGCTAGGCAAGGTAAAGGCAGAATTAGGTGGCGAAGATCCATTAGCTGGTGAAAACGTACCACAACAATTATTTAATTCTATTTTTGGCAAAACTAAAGATAGAGAGTTATTGTATAGAGCGTTAAACCCTGACCAAGCCGAAAATTTAAAGTATCTTGAACGAGCATTAAAAAGAGCTAGTAAAGGTCGTCCTGGCGGCTCACAGACAGCCGGTAGGGAAGAGATAAGACGAGAATTGAACAATGGCATGATAGGAGCAATCAGACGCTTTTTAAGAGAGCCAGTAAACACAGTTGCAGGAGTTGGAGAAGAACTAGGCTTTGACGCAAAGGTTACTGCTTTATCAATAGCAATGTTTGACCCAAAGAACAAACCGCAATTAAAAAGGTTGCGTAAAGTTGACCCCGCAAGCTTTCAAGCAAGAAGTATAACGCGGCAACTATTAAATGCCTCTATAAAGTCGCTACCAGATGAAATAGGCGGTTCAGTTATAGAAACCCAAGACAATTTACAGGAAGAAAAATAATGGCTTCACGTTTTATCATGCCGTTTGCAAACGTAGGATCGGGAATTAAAGGGCCAGAAGGTGCTTTGTTGTATTTTTTCGAAACTGGGACCGATGTACCTAAAAAAACTTACACTGATTCGGCGGTATCAATTGCAAATACAAATCCTGTTGTTGCAGATTCTAATGGTTTGTTCAGTGATATATGGTTATCAGGTACGTATCGTGTCGTATTGCAAAACAGACTGACAAGCCAGCAGTGGACCGCTGACCCAGTTACCGAAACAGGCGCGGGCGGTGGAAGCTCTACAGGCTTTGTGTTTGATGAGGAAACCATACAGCTAACTTCAGAACAAGTTAATGTTGTGTTTATCACTATCCTTGCAAACGAAGGTGCTTTTTATGTGGGCAGCCAAGGAGTAGACAGGGGCCGCTTGATAAAGAACGTTGATTACGTTGTAACAGGCTCAAGAGAAATAACACTAACTAGTTCATATCCTGCAAATACTTACATTACTGGCCTATCTAGTGAGCCTACCGGCGGCACTGAAGCCATATTAAAAGAATCACGCTCAACAGAGCCATACAAACGTAGCTTAGTGCATGAAGTTGCATTTGCTGACCCTACATATTTACAATTAGTTGCAACTTACGGATATTCACAAATATATCCGCAAGGAATAGCAGTAGATGAAACTGCAAACGAATTTATTATTTCAAGAGGCCCGGCAGGTGGGAGTAATAATTGGCAATGGTTTTTTGTTTATAGTCTTGCTACAGGTGTATTTAAAACCGCATTTACTGCACAAGTGCAAACATGGGAATCAATAGTAATTCGCTATGAGGGATCAATTAGATGGTTGTATGCATTAAATAGAGGTAACGATAACGTCTATCGAATGAACTTAACAACATTACCAGCTAACTTATCAACTATAAGCGTAGCAGACACGTATGGCGTGAATGCTAATACACAAATGACTTATGACGGTATATTCTTTTACGTGTCGCAAAAAAACAATGTTTATAAAGGCACAGGCCATAGAAATATATTTAATGTTTATGACGTTGCTTTTACGAAAATAGGTGTTGTGGAATTTCCAATTGAAGCGACAGGCAGTTTTGGCGATAATCAACCAAATCTTGCAAAGTCTCAAGGTATTACCTTTCACGATGGTGGCTTCGTAATTGCAGCAGGTCGAATATATAAAGATAGTACGGATGTAAGCGAAGCACAATACGCGCAAGGCTTTTCAGAGTTAACCGCTAATGGTAATTTGGTAGGGCAATATTTCAGCAGGCCTGATTTATTTAAGGCTCGTTTTGAAACTATGGTAGGCCATGCTTGCACACTTATTGAAAACGAGGGGATATATAGTACAAATGGTAATCTGTACGCATGTTGGCCTACTTTAGATGTACCAGAATGGACCGACCCAGCATTTGCAGGTAAAGGCATTGCAATTACTAAAGAGAAATCAAGAGAGGGTAACAGGATAGACTTTAGCGATACGCAAGTCGGTTTTAAAATGCCTTTTAATTCTATTCATTTTCAAAGCACAATACATTTTAGCGCTACATCTTTACAATACCCATTACGAAATATAGATTTAACAAATTTAATTCTAATAGTCGATATGATGCGAGACAATAATCTAAGTAATTATTCGTTTTTAGGCGACAACCAGGCGCTAACAGACCTTGCGGGTGCTACAGTGCCGACAGCCAACAACTTAATACAATGTAAATCGTTGGACGGTGATAAGATTGTTATTTCGGTGACAGGGCCATTAATAAGTCGCGAGTACTGGATTACACTAGGCTCACCAAACGTGCAAGTTATTAAAAATATTACTTTTACATAGGGTTTCAACATGAAAGTTTACGCCACATTTTTAGAGTTACAAGCAAGTACTCAAAACTCAACGGGTTCAGAGTTTGTTGTAAGAGATAGAGCAAACGCTAATTATATATTACAAGCAATCGGCTATGTTGCTTTAGGCGGCGACGCTACAATGGCTAACGGCAGAGTTGCTAAACTTCAAGTGCAAAACGGGGTGGATGTAAGGCAATTTGGTGCTACGGGTGATGGTGTAACAGATGATTCGGCCGCATTTGAAGCAGCAGCAATAGCAGCAGTTTCAGCGCAATACCTGACGCAAGGTAGTGTAATTAGGCCACCGACTTCAGAAGTGCAAATTCCTAATGGGGTGTACAATCTAACAAGAGTTATTGCAAGCGACAATAAATATATTGCTTGGTATTTATCAGAAGGCGCGTTTATACCCACCCAGGACTTGTGGGATAGCTACGACACAGATTATAAATTCGGTCTAAGAGACCAGGAGCAATATTTGTTTGGCCGGGTTATAAGGGCGGGCCGTATAGTTTCTTCCCCGATGGGAACTAGGGACCAGGGTGTAGGTTTTGCTGTGCAAATGAGTGCAGGTAATCCAGCGCGAGGCGCAGAAATTGCCGGTTTTAGTTCTTACGCCTCACCTGGCGGAAACAGTGAAAGGCCAGCGGTGGGCATATATGCCGATGCTGTTGCTTCTGTTCAAGAGCAAATCGAAAGGGCTTCTGGTGTAACGTATACAAGTACCTCTGCTTCATTTTCTACGCCGCTGACTACCTCTGAAATTGCAAGATTAAGAAATGGTATGCTTGTTGACACAAATCACACCGGAATAAAATACACGGGGATAATGACTGGATGGGCTAGTAATGGTTCATCTATAACAATGAACTCTTGGTATGAGCTAGATAATACAGCTTCAGGACAAACGCCACCTAATACCGCAGGGTTAAAAATAAATCCTATAACAAAAGTTTGGGGTGCAAATTTCAACACGTACATACCTGCGAATTCTAATGCTCATGCTTCCACAGGTTTGGAAATAGGGTTGTTAGATTGGAAATCGGACTCGGTGCAGTATTTAACAGAAGGACGAGATATAGCTGTTGATGCCTCCCAACATTATGCATGGGGATTACACGTAACAAACTTGTCATCATTTAATTATAAAGCAAACTCTTTAATTCAATTAGACGGTGCTAGTTGGTATGCAATAAGCACAGGCAATACTTGTAGTAATGGTTTTTATTATAAGGGCGGCGGCTCTGCTTTAATAGCAGAAAATGACACCTTGCCAACTAGAGGCCGAATTATAAATGATGGTCGGTACTTTTTTGAAACAAATACAACTATTGACACGGGAGTCCCTAACAAAAATGGCTCTACTTTTTGGGATTCAACAATCAAAACTACAGCGGTTGGTGGTCTTGAGCTAGGCAGGCAATTTGGTGTTTCAGCACCCAGTATTGACTTCCATACGTCAGGCGGCAACATTGACTATGATGCACGTGTTAGGGCTACCAATGGCGATGGGGCGACTAATGGTAATGGTTTTCTTAGGCTAGAAGCTGACGGCGCAGCAGGGCGCGTATATTTAGATGCTAATGATGTTATTGTTAGTGACGCGAGCCGCATTAGACCAGCCGACAATAACGTGACAAAAAACGGAGATACAGCAAACAGATGGTCACAGACATATTCTGTTGAGTTGCGAGTAGGAACTGTTGGTGATGTTGTGTGGACTAACGGAACTGGTACGCCAGAAGGTGCAGTGACGGCCGCTATAGGCTCTATGTTTACTCGGCGCGACGGTGGCGCTTCTACTACACTGTACGTCAAAGAGTCGGGAACGGGGAATACGGGCTGGGTAGCTAAATAAACTAAAATAGGAGTTTAAATTATGTCTACAGAATTTAAAAATGGTACACAATGCGCATTGGCTGGAAAGTCAATATATTACAACCCTTTTAGAAACAAGGGTAATACAACACAGTTTAACGAATGGGTTTCTGGTTACAACAAATGCCAGCGCAACATTAATTAAAACACATAAAAGTTATGCATTAGGTTTTAAACCGTTATCACGCAACAATTTACGGTAGCGGTTTATTTCTATCTCAATATCGGTCCAGTGTGGAAACAATTCTTTTAATGTGGGATGGTTTACCTCAGCTTTAAGCCAAGTTAGTTTCTCTAAACCATAAGTAGAGGTTATCACTTGAGCGTACACTTCAGGCATACCGCCGCCATGCTGATTACATTGCACACTACATTGTTTATGTAGATT